CAAGGAAGTCTGGCAAAAAAAGAAAGAGGCCGCGGCCAATCACTATTTGGACGCGGAAGTTTACGCGCTGGCGGCCGCGGATATCATACGGGCCCTGAATATGCGCAAGGAAGACGCGTTGCGGGTTCATCAGCCGGTTACGGATGAGTCCGGCCGCGGCGGGTGGCTTCGCAAAACGAAAGGGTCATGGATTTAATGGGGCGATGGATAGAAAGAAAATCAAACTGGCTGAATAATGGCGGGAGTTCCCAGCCCCGGGAGAAGCCGTTCGGCAGGCCGCCGAATGATTCATCGGATTACGGCGTTCGTTTTATTCCGATCCGATGCCCGAAATGTAAAAGCAAAAATACGCGCTGTTATTCAACACACCCGCCGATCCGGTATCACAGTTGTTATAAATGCGGGCATAATTTCAAGTCTGTTGAGGTGGATGATGAAAAATGACTTTTTACTACTCCGTAGTAACGACCCCATTGCCAAAGTATGAAAATTACATATTATTGAAATAGAACACTTTTTGCGAGACGGCTGATCACCGTTTTCGCGCCCAATAAGCATTAAGAAGCCCGTTACCGTGCACGGCGGTGGCGGGCTTTTTTTATTGGGTTCAAGAGGAGGACGCATGGCCGCACCTACAAAACAGGAAATGCTCGAAAACGTCGAGACCGCTATCAATGCCCGCATCAGCGGTGGCGCGGTGCAGTCGTATTCAATCGGCGGCCGCAATCTGCAGTACATTCCGCTTCAGGATCTCTACAAGTTGCGCGATCAGCTCAGGCGCGAGATCGCCGGTTCAGGCGGGACTACCACATACGTTTCATTCGGGAGGCCGTCATGAAGACGCCGCTTACGGAAAAATTATCCAGCGGCTTGGACGGCCTTATTTCTTTTTTCTCTCCACGCGCGGGCCTCAAACGGCGCATGTACCGCGAGGCCATCAAAGTTACCAAATCATTCAGTTCATACAGGGGCGCGTCGCGCGACCGTCTTCGTTCATCGTGGATGCCGGGTGGAGGATCCGCTGATGCGGATCTTCTTCCGGAGTTAAAAGACATCCGAGAGCGTAGCCGCGATTTAAACCGCAACGACGCGCATGCCTCCGGCATTACCTCGACCATGACCGTCAATGTGGTCGGTTCGGGGATCCGGCCGCAGTCGCGTATCGACAGGGATGAGCTTGGCCTTGGTGAAGAAGAAGCGGCGAAGTTTCAAAAAGACGCAGAGCGTGTCTGGAAGAGATGGATTCCGTATGCGGATGCGGGCAGGCGCATGGATTTCTACGAGATCCAACAGCTTGTTGACCGGCAGATTCTCGAAAACGGGGAGGCGTTGATCGTTCCGATGATGATTGAAGATCCCTCCCGGCCTTACAGGACAGCTTTGCAGGTGATCGAGTCCGACCGGTTGGATACGCCTTCGGATAAACGGGGAGACAAATCGATCCGCGCGGGGGTGCGCATAGGCGAAAAGGGCGAGGCGGTTTCGTACTTCATTCAGAAGACGCATCCCGGCGAATCCCGAATTGCCAAGAGCGGCGATAAAGAATTCATGGAGATTCCGGCGTTCAATGAATACGGCAGGCGCAATGTCTTCCACCTCTACTATGTTTTGCGTTCGGGACAGACGCGCGGTGTGCCGTTCTTTGCGCCGGTTTTATCTTATTTCAAAGATCTCGGGGAATACGCGGAAGCCGAACTCGTGGCCGCGAGGATCGCCGCGTGTTTCTCGCTTTTTGTGACTTCAGAAGCGTCCATGGATGTTTCGGCAGGCGGTGTTTACGAAAGAAATCCGGCCGGTCAGTTTATTGAAAGTCTTGAACCGGGAATGATCAAGCACCTGATGCCGGGAGAAAGCATCACGTCGTTTAATCCCCAGCGGCCGGGATCGAGTTTCGAGCCGTTCGTTGACCGTATCTTGAAGGCGATTTCCGCGGCGTTGGGTCTTCCGTATGAACTTGTGGCCAAGGATTTCTCGAAAACAAATTACTCAAGCGCAAGGGCGGCTCTATTGGAGGCGCGGCGATATTTTCGGATGCGTCAGGAATGGCTGGCGCAGAAATTCTGCCAGCCAGTCTGGGATATGTTACTGGAAGAGTCGTATTTAAAGGGCGATATTTCGGCAGAAACTTTTTACGAAAAAAGACAGCGCTGGACTGGTGCTTCATGGATCGCGCCGGGATGGGAATGGGTGGATCCGCTTAAAGAGGCGCAGGCCGCGGAGGTCGGCTTAAGAAACGGAATCGTGACGTATTCGGATCTTTACGCGCAGGACGGTAAGGACTGGGAAGAGTGTTTCGAACAGCGCAAACGTGAGCAGGAGAAGATCAAGAAGCTCGGACTTGAGGTGCAGGATGAAAACAAAGCAAAAGAAAAGCAAAAAAACACCGGTGAAGAAGGCGAAGAGGATTCTGACGGGGGCAAAAAGCCAAATGGCAATGCCGATTGAGGTTGATGTTTCCCTCACCGATGTGAAAGAGGTGCGAGATGGCGAATAAAGACACTTATTTTCGCGCAGACATTGCGCGCGGCGGGGGCGTTCGCGTCAACCGCAAGGAAGAGGTTATCGAGGGTTTTGCTGTCGTAACCAAGGGGATAACCCATGACGAAAGGGGTGAGTTCGATGACATAGCGCTGGATTCGGTTGTTGAGCTGGGCAATAAGGTCAAAGCAGGAGTCAAATCGAGGTTCGGGCATCCGAACATGTCGAGCACCGCGCTCGGCACGTTCTTGGGCAGGGCGAAGAATTTCAGGAGAGACGGCGATATTGTCCGCGCGGACCTGCATATCGACAAGACCGCGCACGAGACGCCGGACGGCGATTTGGCCGGTTATGTCATGAACCTTGCCGAAAGCGATCCGCAGGCGTTCGGGTCTTCGATGGTCATCCACTGGGATGAGGAATTCCGCGAGGAAAAAACGAAGGCTGGCGAGGATCTGCCGCCGTATATCCGCGTAAAGAAGCTTATGTCTGTGGATATCGTCGATGATCCCGCGGCAAACAACGGTCTTTTCGGGATGCCGTTTTTCTCGGAAAGCGTCCGGCCGTCGGCGGAGATGACGGCTTTTTTAGATAAATTCCTGAACAAGCCGGAATCGGTTGAGAAGGTGATCGCGTTCTTGGAAAGGTATGGGGCTAACAAAAACAAGGAGGAAAAGAAAATGCCAGAGGAAATCACGATGGAAAAGATTAAGGCGGAGCATTCCGGCCTTTACGACTCCATTCACGCGCTCGGAGTCGAAGAGGGTGTCAGAAAAGAGCGCGAACGGGCGGTTTCGATTTTGAAGAAATCGAAGGTGTTCAAGGATATGTCCGATATCGCCGTCGAGGCGGTCGAGAACGGCGCGACGTTCGAAAATGCGGTCATCAAGTTTCAGGAGAAACAGCTTGAAGGCCTGCAGAAAGCGTCCGTGCCGCCCTTGGGGCCCGACGCAGAGGAGGAACCGGTCAAGAAGCAGACAACGCATCTGGAGCGCGCGCGGCAGTATCAGAAAGAGCACGGGTGCAGTACGACCGATGCGCTTAAGGCAACAGCAGACAAAAGAAAATAACCAAAAGGAGGTAGGACGATGTCTCAATTCAATATCGGATCAAAAGCATTTATCGCGGGAGAGGAACTGGAAGCTTACCGCAGGGTCAAGCTGAGTACGGGAAGCGGATCGCAGGTGGAATATGCCGACGCGGGCGAAGCCTGCATCGGGATCACCGCGGCCAAGGCCGCTCTGGGCGAGCATGTCAGCGTTGATTTAAAGAGTTCCGGCAGGACGTTCAAGATGGTTGCGGCCGGGGCGATCAGCGCCGGAGGAAGTGTTTACGGAGCCAATGACGGGAAGATCAGCGCAACCGTGAGCGGTTCCATTATCGGCAAGGCGCTGGAAGCATCAACAAGCGACGGTGAAGTTGTCGAAGGGCTGTTTGCCTAATCAAAAGGAGGAATGAAACATGCCAGACTATCAAGGGACAAGAGCAGTACCGAGACTCGAGTTAGGGGAAGCGGCGCTGGAGTTTATCCAGTCGCAGGACGAGTTCATAGGCACGAGAGTTCTGCCTATTTTCCAAACCAAAAAGAAAGCGAGCATCTTTCCGGCGATCACCCGGGAGAGCATTACGCGCGAAGCGGATACCAAGCGCGCGCCTCGCGGTAATTACAACCGGGACACCTTTCAGGCTAAAGACCGGCAGTACAACTGCGAAGAGCACGGCTTGGAAGGGCCTTTGGACGATTCCGAACGGGAAATGTATGCTACGGATTTCGATGCCGAGCTTACGACCGTTCAAATCGTAACGCGCAGGGTTCTGCAGGCGCAGGAGAAGAGGATCGCGGCAAGAGTTTTTGATACCGCTGTTTTTACGGGGTCGAAGCTTTTCACCGATTTCTCGACCGCGCCGTGGGATAACGCCTCGAGCGATGTCATTGCTCAGGTCAGGGCCGCGCGCGAGCAGGTGAGGCAGAACTGCGGCATGGAGCCGGGAACGCTCATCATGAGCAAGGCGAACATTGACCGGCTTCTCGGCAACGAGAAGATCAAGGCCGCAATCCAGTATGTCGCAAGGCTGACGGAAGCGGAGATCCTTAACGCCATGGCGGACATTCTCGGCGTGAAGAGGATCCTTGTCGGCAAGGCGATCTATAACACCGCGAAAGAAGGCAAGGCGTTTCAGGGTGCGGATATCTGGAGCGATGATTTCGCCATGGTAGCGGTGATCGGCGAGGGGCAGAGATTGTCCGATCCGACAGTTGGAAGAACATTCCTCTGGACGGCGGACAGCCCAGAGAACGCCACGGTCGAGCAGTACCGCGACGATGCGGCCAGAAGTGATATCTTCCGCGTGCGTCAGCATGTGGACGAGATCATCATCGATCCGTATTTCGCGCATCTGATGAAAGTCGACGCTTAAACATAGGGATGCCCGGGGGCGTAACTGCTCCCGGGCCCCTTTTGGGGATGTGTTCATGAGCTTAAAAGAACAAATGCCGAAAGATGCCGTCGGTTCTTTCTTGAACATGGGAGAGTTTGCCGAGGAGATCACGTATACGACCGGTGCGGGAGTGTCCAAGGTGATCCCGGCCGTGGTTGTGCGCTATGAGCTTACACCGGCAGAGGAAAACATCAACCGGTCGCTCAAGAAGCAGGCGGAGGTCTATATCGCCAATGATGCTACCAGCGGTATCGCGGCAGTGAGTAAATCAGACGACCGCATCACGCTTAAAGACTCGGAAGGATTCGACCGCGAGGCTCGCATCAACGATGTCATCAGCCGTGATGAAGGGATGTGGCATTTGCTGGTGGGGTGGTAGGCATGGTGCAGTTAACCACAGAAATTGACACAAGGGCGCTGGACAGGGCGATCAAGATCGCGCCCCGCGTCCTTAAGTTTGAGCTGGCAGACGGGCTGGATCGTATCGGCAAAGGTTTTTTGAAACGGTTCAGACAGCAACAGCTTCAGGGCCCTCCGGGTGTGCGTGGCGCGTCCGGCCACGGCCTTTTTGGCACGTTCAAGCGTGTGTTTTTGGTGTCGCCTGAGATCGAGGGCATGGGCATCGAGGTTTTTTCGGAGTCGAAGATTGCCAAACTTCACGAGACCGGCGGCACAGTCAGGGATCCCGGAGGCAAGCGGCTGGCAGTGCCGTTGTCAGCGCGGTCGGAAATGTTCACGCCGTCGGGAAAACTCCGAGCGCGGTATAAAAAGCCCAAAGAATTGAAAAATGTCCGGGCCTTGCGTTGGAAGGGTGAGACGTTTCTTGCGCGGGTAACGAAACGCGCGCAGAAGATATTGCCGCTTTACGTACTTAAGAGGTCAGTCCGTATCAAACCGCGGCTCGGGTTTTACCGGACATGGGACGGTTTGGTGAATTACCGGATAGATATTTTGAATAAATCGATCGAGAAGGCGTTGAGGAAATTCTGATGGAAACGGTTAGAGAGCGGATATTGCAGAACATCAAGACTGTACTTGAAGGCGTGAAGATCGCTAACGGGTACAACTTCGATTTTACGCCCGCCACCGTACAGCGCTGGTCGATGCACGGCAACAGAATGGTCGATATGCCGATGGTGGTGATCAGCCCGGGCGATGAAGACGAATCGAGCATGCCGAATCTGTTCGAAGAATGTCTTTTAACTTTGTATCTCGACATATTTTTCGTGAACGACGAGAACGACCTGGTGCCGACCGATACGTATTTGAACAGACTGCAGGGCGATATCAAGAAAGCGATCCTGCAGGACTCCACGCGCGCGGGCAATGCGGTTGATACGGATGTTCTGGGGACAACGCCGTTTGAGACGACCGAGGCACAGCCGTACGCGGGGATCATCATGGAGGTTCGTGTCCGCTATCGTCATTTGCGGACGGACCCCACAGCAAAGAACTAAAAGGAGGGATTGCAATGTCAATGCTCATAAGAAAAC